CCGTTTTCCATGTATCTCATACCTAGATAGTAGGCCAGTGTTGGGGTCAATACCAGATGAAGGCCCGAAAAATCCACAATTAATCTGTGGCGGATATTTCTGACGTGCGCGTAAAGGTTCGGCGAGCTCTTGGTGATCTAGGAGCTCGTTTCCGCACGACCCTCACGGGGGGTGAGACGGAGTATGAGCTTGGCTACACGCGTGTCTACGGCGTCACGGTGGATTCCGTCGTTGGCTCTGTGGTCACCCCCATTCTGCCAGCCGATTTCACGCTGAATGCTACTGAGGGGATCATCGTCTTCAACGTGGCGACGGATCCCACAGCATCCCTGCTGGTGAACGGTCACTTCTACAGCCTCTTCGAGGACGTCGAGATTGATGACTTCATCGACACCGCTGTCCAGCGCCACATCTACGAACGTGAAGACACCGTCCGTGTACGTGACGCCAATGGCTTCATCACCTACGTCAGGACTCCTGCGACGCTGGCCACGCTTCCTGCTGTAGAGGAAGAGGCCCTGTGTGTCATGGCGACCATTGAGGCGCTGTGGGAGATGGCTGTTGACGCCTCCAGTGACATCGACGTCTGGACGGCTGAGGGTACGCACCTCGCCAGGGGTCAGCGATTCCAACAGCTCATGGAGATGATTGAGTCTCTCCAGGAGCGCTACAACGTTATGGCTCAGGCCCTCAATATCGGGTTGAACCGAATCGAAGTCACCACCCTTCGCCGATTCTCGCGTCTCACTGGACGCCTCGTTCCCGTCTTCGTGGAGAGGGAGTACGACGAGTCTGGTCCGGATGCTTATCCGAAGCGGATCCTCCCGCCGATCGATTCGCGTGATGAGGATGAATCAGGCTTGCCCAGTCCTATCTGGGGGCCGATTTAATGGCCCGGCTGGACAGTAAGAAGGGTCGCTTCGATCCGGCGTACGAGTCGGCTGAGATCGATGGCGCTCTCGAAGGCTTCCAGACGGTCTACGGGCAGAGCATCGACTACTTCCGCTTCTCTCACTCCAATAGCACGTGGCATGAGGTGTACGGCGAGGCCACTGGGGACGGCCGAATTTACTACACGCCGGTTGCCGTGCCTGTTCTTCAGGTCATCCGCGAAGAGGGACAGGCTGAGCAACTGGACGCTGGCCTGTATTGGACGGACACGATCCATGTCATCGGCAGCTTTTCTCACCTGGCAAAAACGGGGTTAACAGATCTCGACATTCAGCATGGTCGGTACCTGAACGATCGGCTGGCCTACGACAGCCGATTATTTCGTATCACCAGGATCAACGTCCTGGGCCAGCTGAAGACTCGTGACGTCATCGTCTCCATCGATGGTGTGCAGCTCAAGAAAGGTGATGTTGCCAATGACCCGCAATTCGCGTCGTGGTGGACCTCTGATGTCGCGCTTGGTCCGTCAGGTGGCGAAATCTGGGACCCGCCTGTGGCAGGTACGACCATGGGAATAGAAGGCCCTAGGGGTCCTGCTGGTCCTCAGGGCGTTCAGGGTGCTCAGGGTCCTCGTGGCTATGACGGACCGGTAGGTCCTGCGGGTCCTCCAGGTCTGTCCGGCGCTCGTGGGCCTATAGGTCCGCAAGGGGAGAAGGGGGATCCGGGCATTCAAGGTGTCCAGGGTCCGCCTGGGCCTCCTGGTATCGACGGCGGCCATTTTCCCTTCGTTCAGAGCACACCGGCCAATGTCTGGGTCATCAACCATGGTCTTGGCTTTAGACCGAACATCGCCATTGAGGACTCTGATGGTGACTCTATTGATGGCCTTGTCACATGGCCCACTAACAATATGACCGTTATCTCCTTTGCCGCGACCGTCTCCGGCAAGGCTTATCTCAGCTAAGGAATCTCATGACTAAGAAAATGCTGGCGGCCGGTGGCTATGACTTCGGCGCTACCCGTATTCAGAATATTGCGGATGGTACGGCCGGTACCGACGCCGTTTCTAAGAATCAGCTGGACACCGCTGTCTCAGCGGTTACCTCGAATTTGGATTTCAAGGGGTCGGTGCGTGTCGCGTCTACGGCGAACGTCTCCATTTCTTCAGCCCCATCCACTTTGGACGGTGTCTCCCTTACTGCTCTGGACCGTGTCCTGCTGAAGAACCAGACGGCTGGCGCTGAGAACGGTATCTACGTCTTTTCCAGTGCGGGCGCTGCGCTGACGCGGGCTACGGATGCGGATGCGAGTGCTGAGGTCGGGCCTGGCCTCTGGGTGATCGTGGAGGACGGCACGGTCAACGCCGATACGGCTTGGCTGCTCACTACCAACGCCCCCATCACCCTGGGGACGACCACGCTGTCCTTCACCAAGTACACGGTTGCTGGTGGCAGCTCGCTGAAGTACTCCACTACGGGTCCTGGCTCCACGGGTACGACGTGGACGATCACACACTCTCTGGGCACTGATGACGTCGTGGTGAGTGTGCGTGAGGTCTCCTCCAAGGACGAGGTGGACGTGACGGTGACGCACACGGACTCGAACACGATCACGGTGACGTCGGCTGTGTCGCTGACTGCTAACGCCTACCGCGCCGTCATCCTCGGCTGAGTCTCATGGCGAAGAAGCTACTTGCCGGGTATGACCTGGGCGGTGCGAAGATCACGGGGAGTGGTGCTCCTACGGCCGATTCTGACCTGGCTACCCGATCGTTCGTTCAGTCAGAAATCGCGTCCACGGGACAGGTCTATCCGATTGCTGGCTGGGGTCTCGCGGCGGCTAATGGAAATCCTGAGAGTTTCATGGCGACATTCACCCTGGGAAATAACATGGGTGTGTGGATGAGGCTGTGGATTCCGCCAGGTGTTGGCGTCACGAATCTGTATGTAGCGGTTCGTGACGCGGGTAGCTACACCACGAGTTCGACGCCGAATCAGCTAGGTTTCTACAGCGATGCCGGGACGCTCCTGTCCACGACTACGGACAACAACGATCTGTTCACTTCTACAGGCTGGCGTGGGGGAGCTCTCCAGACTCCTCAAGCGGCTGGAGCAGGGCGGTTCGCCTACATTGGGCTCCTCTCCAGTTTGTCGTCGTGCACTCTTGCTGCGCTGAGTAGCGGCAACGACGCGCAGAATCCATGGTTCGGGTCAATCGCGGGTGGTGGGACGAAGCGGAAGGCAATGTACTCGTTTGGAACGTCCACTCTTCCTTCGAGTTTTGATCCGACAAGTTTTGGTGTTCCTACTGGCAACATGCCGCTGGTTGGCGTAGGACTCTGACCGCTAATAGATTTACCATCTGAAAGTTTGACCGCCCTACCCTGAAATTGTCGATTGATTGTTTCAGGGAATGGGTTATCATGCCGTGGCTTGAGAATGAGGATGCCGCCGTTCTGGCGAAGCTATCCGGCATTCAGGTCTCGACGCCCACAGGGCCTTATGAGGTTCCGGTTAAATGGGTTACCCCTGAGCCTGAGCGTGGTGAGATGACGTATCCGGTCATCGTCATTTCTCAGGGCGTGGCCAAGGTTGCCACTGATCGAATGTCTCGTGGCTTCACCTCTTTCCGGTATCTCCAAGAGGGTCGTCCTATGCCTGCCTCGGATGATCTCTGGGGTTACTTCGGTGATCGGCCGATTCCGTTCAATGTGGATTATCAGGTTAATGCGATGTGCCGCCTTCAGGAGCATCAGGTCATCCTCGCCGGAATTTTGGCCAAGGGAAACTACCTGCCGCTTCGTGGGGGCTTCATCAATATTCCCGCATATGGCGTCGTAGCCAGCCTGGATGTCATCGGTGGTCCTGAGCGTTCCAATTCTCTCGACAGCTACGGTAAGCGTCTGCTTACCACCAGTTATGTGATCAGGGTGTATTCGGAGATGTCGCCGTATGACCCGTCTCGCTATGAGGCGGTCGAGACGGTCTCGGGTCGTATCCATGATTTTGATTTCCGATCCGAGCGGACGCGACTCCTTGGCGAGTGGCAAGACACCGCTTCTGATGTGTAGGAGCAAGTTTTGGCAACGTACCTAACGCCTGGGGTTTACGTCGAGGAAAATCTCGCGCCCCCGAATTCTGGCAGTGGTGCCGCCTCTCTGGCGGTCGGCGCTTTTTGCGGTCTCGCGCCTAAGGGCCCCACTGTCCCGACTCGTGTCCGTACGTGGGCACAGTATGTGAATCTCTTCGGCGGAT